TACGAAATCTTGACAATAAAAAAAGAGACCCCTAGAAAGAGGTCTCTGTATCAGTGCGATACTTAATTTAGAATGTGAACTTCACACCTGCTTTTGCAGACCAGTCAATTTCGTCAGCAGGTGTAGTTACACCAGAGACTTCTCCGTAGAACTTGTCATATGTTGCTCCAACATATCCAACAAGTTCAACATCACCAAACTCATCAGCAGTTTCTGTATGAGTGACTGTAGGACCACCAGATACATAGTATCCGATTCCACTTTCTGTTGCTCCTTCGTATCCGATTACTGCTTCTAGTCCACCAGATGCGTATGCTCCTTCAGGATAAGAACCAGTTGCTTCCAAGTTAACGTATGGACCAGCAAAGGCTGCACCAGCGAATAGGAATGGAGATGCTGCTACTGCAGCGATTGTTGATTTAATCATTTGTTTTTAAAGTATCTCGCAGACAATAAAAAACCTGCGGATGGAAATTCTTTCGACTAAGAATTTTACATTCTACGCAGGGGCACGATCTTTCGATCCCGTTGTTCTATGTAATGATATTTAGTATACACTTTCTTTGGGATTGTGTCAAGCTATACATTTTGTACGGATTTCCAGTCATTATCAAAGAGTTCTAATCCTTTATCAGTCAAAATATGATTATACATTTTGTTAAAAACAGTTGGTGGTATAGTACATATGTTTGCTCCATACTCAAATGCACGTCCTACATCACGAACATTACGAATTGATGCTCCTAATATTTCAGTCCTCTTCCAATTTTGTTTTGAAAATATATTTGCGATGTCTTTGATAAGGCATAGACCACCGAAAGAATTATCATCAACTCTTCCAACAAAAGGTGATATGTATGTCGCTCCTGCCTTTGCTGCTAATATTGCTTGTGATGGTGAAAATATAAGTGTTACATTAACTCGAATTATTAATTTTTTTAACTGTCTACAAACTGCAAGTCCATCAGGTGTACAAGGAACTTTAATAGTCGCATAACTTCCAAATTTTTTCGCAAGTCTTTCACCTTCTCTATACATTTCTTTTCGATTACCGACAACTTCCATGCTGATGTCTGGTACTCCCATATCAATCAGTTCTTTATATACTGTCTCTGGATCTCTTCCACTTTTTTTAATGAGTGTGGGATTGGTTGTGACACCATCAATTAAACCTGTATTAAATCCTTCCTGAATTGCGGTTGTATCAGCAGTGTCTAAAAATATTTTCATTTGAAATAAGTTCATAAAAAAAATAAGACCATCTGCCCGACTCATAGAGTTGCATCTTAGGTCTAAAAAAAGAGGGAGGTTGGATTCCTGTGTACCAACAAATAACGGGCATTACTACAGTAGTAAATACGTTATTGCCTGAGACCCGATTGGTTGATCGGTTCTACCTCTCGGTAGCAGCACCACCTGTGTCTCATCACCTTAACCAGCGGTTGCCAGTAAGTTTATTCAGTCACTCCCATGTTGCGTCCAACGATTTTATTATAATAAAAGGTTATATTTTTGTCAAGCTGCTGGTGTTGGTTCCGCAACTTCTTCAACAACCTCTGTTTCTGCGACTGGTTCTGCTGGAGTTTCTGCAGGTTGCTCTGGTAATTTAACTCCGATTTGTGTTAGATATTCGATTGCACCTGATGCTCTTAAAAGTAGTTCTCTTTTTTCTGCTGCTTGTTGCTGCAATCCATTAATTTCATCTATTAATGTTTGTCTTTGCTGTAACAAATTTGCTAGATGATCTTGTTGTTCAGACATAATAAGTAATTAATTAATATTTGTACTGGTTTATTTATACACTTTTTTAAAACCTAAATAGCACATAGGTATATTGTCTCAGGGCATGAAAAAATTTTTAGCTATCGTTATGCTTTTGATGACCGCACCATTAACTGCAAAGGCAGACTTGGTGCATAAATTATCGACCAGCACACAACTTTCAGTTGATGCAGCTGCGACTCAATCGACTCGTATCGGATCGACATATAGTTCTAGTGGTAACAATATTTCTGTTGTAACTGACGCAGACTTTGGTGGGTTAACCGCACCAGGATCCGTAACAGCATCAGCGACTATGATACAAACTAATTATGAGTTGACAACACCAGGTTCAGCTTATAGTTTTAGTGAATCATTTACTTATGGTGATGCAGTAAATCCTATTGGTTCAGGTGTTGATGTAGCCGCAGGTGTCGTAGCAGACATGCCAGCATTTGGTGAGGTCACGACTACAAGTGGTGGTGTCGCAGGAACACTTGCAGGTACTATTACATCAGCAGGAGTTATAACGGTAACAGCTGGTGGAGCTGGAACTGACGCGATAGGACAATTCGTTAGTGAATTGACAGTTAATTAATTTGTGTTATAATGACTAATGAAAAAGATATATGTCCTAAGTGTAGTTGCATGTGCCCTTGCGAGTGCGAGGACTGCGATTGCTGTCCCAGTGGTACCTAATTTCACCCAGGGCGCAATGACTTCAACCACCGAAACTACTTCTACGGTGGTGGAGACCATAAATTCGATGAATTATGATACAGGATATCAGTATGTCATCACTGGTACTAACGTAGAAATGGACGGGGCATCAATATCACCAACAGCAAATTTGACGACTGAAAATACCATTGACGGAGTGACTTCAACATGGACTGGTTTAGATCTAAACACAAAACCAAACTTCACAATGACATCACCAGGAGCAGCTTTCCAATTCACAGAAAGTTATTCTGGACCAGGACTCAAGACGCAAACAATAATACAGCGCACTACCACCATAGAAAGTGTCACAAACACGACAAGCACGTTCTCAAACTGATCGCACTGAGTCTCACATTAGGAACAGCAACTCCCTCATTTGCAACTGATGTGGGTGGTGTAAGTGCAACTGCAAATCCCATAGCTAATTCTTCGGGCTCAGTGACCAACCAGGCAATTCAGGTTTTACAAGGACCGTATATAACAAACACTTATGGTGGTGGGATACAGTGTCAAGGACCTACCAGAAACCTTACACCCTATGCAAATGCATCGGTTTCGTATAAAAAACCATTCGAAAGAATGTACCTCGATCCAGTGTACAACAATGCAGACAATGATGATGATAATATTCCAGACAATCCTGGTGAAATCTTATATGAAATCCCTACAAGAACTGGTCAACAAGATAACTATACAATTTCATTAGGTTTCTCTGCTACATGGTCAAAACCACTTGACAAAGAATTACAGCAACAATGTAAAGAAGCAGCACAGGCAAATATAGATTTAATGACTCAAACAGTTGCAAACAAAAGATTAGACTTTGAAATTGCAAGACTTAAAAACTGTGGAGAACTAATGAAAGCTGGAATTGTGTTTCATCCAAAGTCTCCTTATCATAGTGTATGTGCCGATGTTATGTTAATCAATCCACCTGGTGTAGTTGGTAAACATAACCATAAGATTACACCAAACCCAAAAGGTGACGCTAAAGACTTGAAAACTGTTTCAATCGGAAGAATTAAGTAATTATTTTTTCTTAATCGGTGGGAGTCCTTTCTTTTCTCTGTACTTATTTGTTTTTATTTCTGCACGAGTAAGTTGCTTTACATTCTTACCAAATTTTTTCTGAATCGTTGTCCATAATTTTTTGATTACAGGTCGTATAACTCTTATTAACAATGGTGTTGCTGCTGCACCTGCTGTAGCCACAACTGCTAATGCTGTCACAGTCGATGCTTGATTTAATGGTGGAAGAAACTTTTCAACTGCTGTGGTGGGTTCATATAATGTCTCACAGGTTTTACCATCACCAAGAAGTCGATGACCTACAACTCTCTCATCGCCCGATTGAGTAACATCACCAACTCTCAATTGATTCGGACCAGGACAAGGCACCTCTTTTTCTGGAGGAACAACTTTACCAGTATCAGGAATCTCTGGTGCAGGTGGTGCAACTGGTGGTGGAGGTGCTGCAGTTGTGGGAACCGCCTGTACAGCTTCAAAATTCATCGCATCATAAGATGGATACTCACCATTTGGACAGAGTATTGTAACTCCATTTGGATCATCATTCACCAAATCACGATCAAGGGGTAATCTATTTGCCCCTATTTTATTATCTTGATGTGTTTCAACACAACCAGGTAACTCAACAATAGGAAAACCCAACTGTAAAGTTACAGGTGGGTCATTGTTTGGGACAGATGGAATTGTATACATCCATGATCTTGACCCTATCTGTTGTATTAACGGTATATTAATTTCTTCAATAGGATCCATTAAAATTTAGGAAGGGGAGCACTAGGTAATGCTGGTCCTGTTGTCTCTGGTAACACTCCTCCCATTACATCTGGTAACATACCACCGACAGATCCCATGACTGATTCTGTAATTTTAGATTTAACTCCATCTATGATTGCATCTTTACGTATGAATACGTATCCACCAAGTCCTACGACTGTAAGTGATACAACTCCACTTGCGATTGCGATTGCATTAATAATTTTTTGCATTGTTTTAACCCTCGTTTAGTGATCCAAAAGATCTACGTATTTCACGTAGTTCTTCGAAATTTTTTTGTTTTGTTCCTCCATCATATGACCATGCATATCCTTCGGTAATCATTTGTTCGTTGAGTGATACATCAGCATCGCCAACATATAACCAACCAAGCAA